AAACTCAAAGCAAAGAATGCGAAGTTTGCTGATACTTCTGTACAAGCAGTAGAAGAGAAGTTTGCCAAGACCACAAGTAAGATTGGTGCGGTTGACGGTGAAACTCTGGCTGGTGTCAAGAGTCTTGGTGAATCTGCGATATCTCCCAATGAAGTTCTCAAGGATGGTGTGGGTAAAATCACAGACAAGATTCCTGGCCTCAGTGGAACAAAAAGTCCTTCGGCCGCATTGGGATCTCTCGTGGGACTTCCTGCTATGACACAGTCTGGTGGTGACACCGCATCCGCTGCGATGGCAGTGGTGGGTGGAGGTGCGCCCCAAGATATTCAACAAGCAGTAGAGAAGGTAGAGACTATCTCTGGTGAATCACTAACAGACATATCTACATTTACTGCAAGTATCGCAGATGCAGGAGAACTCGCCTCAATTACTGCGTCACTCCCAAATATTAAGATTCCTGATATTGGTGATGTTGTAAAAGACATTACTCCAGTTGCAAGTCTTAGTGGTAAGGTGGGTGATATAAAAGACACAGTATCCGATGCAACTGGTATCGGTGGATTGACCGCAAAACTAGATGCTCCTAAGAATTCATTGTCTAAGTTTGGTGATATCAAAGCGTTGAGTAAAACCGTACTCAAAGATACAAACTCTGTGGTTGACAAGTTCACCTCTGAGTTGAACAACTTTACCGCCGAGTTCAATCAGAGAACTGAAGCAGGCCTTGGTGGGGTATTGCAGAACTTAGCCGAGAAGGTAACCGGAAGTGCAAATGCATTCATTCAGAATATTGTGCCAGGCGGTATCTCTGCAACAGAAACAGAACGACAAAAGATATTAGAACAGTTCTCAAGTAAAGATCCTGTAGAGAAAACAAAAGCGATCAAGACGTTGACTCTTAAATCGCCTAATGTATCTGACAGGATGAAGAAAATTGTATCGGAACAAGAGGCTGATACTCCACAACAATTGAGCGACAAGATTGCAAACGAGGCAAGTAAACAGGGTGTCCCTGATAGTGAGATCGAAACCGCCACCAACGAGTTGACCACCATTGACACCGGACTGTCTAAACTTGACACCACGATCAGTGGATCTGTTGTTGTGGAAGCAAGTCTGTTTGACGAAGGTATTCCGGTTGATGCCAATAACCAGAAATGGAAGGGTAGAGCAACCGAGGATGATGTCTTTACCTATATTGCTTCGGTAGAGGAACTGGACGCTGAATTCGCAGCTATCAAACGAGACATCACTGAGGTGGTCGTACATGCAACCGAGTCCTACACAGACAAGGACATCGGTGCGATAGAGATCAACAACATTCACAATGAGTTGGGACACGATGGTATTGGGTATCACTATGTCATCCGACGAGACGGCAGACTTCAAAGAGGTAGACCGATCAACCGTAACGGAGAACATGCCCCATTAAACGGTCACGATATATATTCTATCGGTCTTGTGTTGGTGGGTGGTCTAAATATTTCGTCTGGTGCAGAGAACCCTACCGACTTCAGATCGGCACAGGCATTCACACGCGAACAATACACGACACTTGAGAAGTTCTTGCGATCATTCTATCGTAAGTATCCAGGCGGTCAGGTGTTTGGCCACAATGACATTGACGAAGTAGAACTCGATCCTTACTTTGATGTGGTCGATTATGTTGAGTCCGTATTCAGAAAGAGTAATGTCACTACCGATCCTGCTCTCAGAGAACCACTAAGTCCGGCGGAGATTGTAGTACAATGACAACTAAGAAAGACAACTTTGTTTCACGAGTTGATAAACTTGGTTCTGGTAATGAGGATACTCTAGGCGTACCTTATGATGGTATGCAAGATCCTACCGGAGAGTTTCCAAAACGAGACTATAATTTCGGTACATCCATCAACCAAGCTGCACGTGGACTAAAGATAAACGATCTGTATGTGGGTGGTGGAGACTTTGGTGTGTCTCTTGATCTACAACCACAGAGACCGTCCGAGTATCCGTTCAACCAAGTGCAAGAGACTACCTCCGGTCATGTCATCGAACTAGATGATACGCCAGGCGGTGAACGAGTCCTAGTCAAACATCGAAGTGGGGCTGGTGTTGAGATGAGGGCAGATGGGTCTGTTGTTATCTCTGCTGTGAATAACAAGGTAGAAGTCACGGGTGGTGATCAGACTGTCATTGTAGAGGGACACGGAAACCTCGTCTACAATGGTAATCTAAACCTGAAGGTAACTGGTGATTACAATATCGATGTTGGGGGCAACATGAACCTCAATGTCGCGGGTAATAAGGTCGAAGCGATTGAACACAATCACAAGACTACCGTAACAGGTAACTCAACCTACACTACCAAGAAGACCAAGACAACCAAGACGATTGGTACTCATACTGATATCATGTTAGCAGACAATAATCAGTTTGTCAAGTTCGATCAGACAAACTATGTTGAAGGTAACATTGAGATAGCATCAGAAGATAACATCTTTGTGTCTGGTAAGGAGTCCTTTGCGGTATCCTCCAAGAACACCAATATCACGGGTGCGAAGTATGTATCTGTGTTGGGACAGAAGGGTGCAATCGGTGGTAAGAAGGTTGACTTTACTGGTAATGTGTACCAAGGTTACTTGGGCCCTGTAGCAGAGTCTTCGGGTGCAATCTTCCACGGTACATTCAAGGGTATTGCAGACGAAGCAATAGAATCCTACAATGCCAATATTGCTGGATTCGCGGAGGTTGCTGACCTTGCACACTCACAGTCATATGGAGAGGCATTAACCGCTGGATCTACTGTTGGAGACACCCATGTGGCAGCAACCAAGGTACAAGCAACGATCACAGGTGAAGCTCCGATTACACCACCTCTTGTGGTCGCACACGCAACCAATGGATCATATGCAATTAAGAATGTTGTGGTTGATGCGGGCGACACACTGAAGAACAAGATCTTGTTGACCGATGACTACGAACAGGTGTTTGATAAGATTCCAACCACCCAAGAGATTCGATCAGCTTTCCGAAATCCTAGAACACGAGAGAAGGTTGGTGGTATTCTTGTTTCCGAAGAAAGACTGAACCCAGAATACGAGTCAAAGACACCTCCAGCTATTGGTAGGACAGTAAAGAAATCTCCTTCGTCTAGGTTTGGATTTGAACCCCTTGGTAATGCGATTGAGAATAGAGGAAAGAGATTTACGCCATGATAGTATTAGTTGATCCGGTATACAACCCAGAGTTTCGTAGTGAGATAACCTCTGCAACAAAGCTTGCGCCTGGAGTCACCATTGCAAAGTTTCTGGGTGCGTATGGTGACAGGACATCTTTCAATCATGTAGCGTCCAAGTCATCTCGACTACAGATCGCTCGCAATCTCTATATGCAAGCAGAGGCCATGAGAATCATCAATGGCAACACCGAGAACTTCAATGATGTTCGACTGATTGTATCGGAAGGCATCTTTGACCTAAAGACTGGTGATCTAGGTGATGCTGTGATGACCAAGAAGGGTGATGGTAGTTTGGTATATTATCAAGTCGTAGACAGAGAAGGTAATATCGATCTAGAGAAAACCTTTGATGTGGCTGAGTACTGGAAAGACTATATCAACTTCGGTACTCTCTATTTGGATTATGACATATACAATGTTGATGGCAGCCTGACCGCACAGATTGGTCTGGAGTTTCCGACTATGCCAGCGACATTCGATGTCAACTTTGATCGTAATGTGGAAACTTATTTCAATAATGAGTTGATGAGTGCTGATGAACTGGTAGAAATAAAAGAAAATGACTAAAAAAGGTTATAAATAGTAACATGGCAATACGTAGAGCATTCGCACAAGAAGATACAGATCTCCAGACAGCCTCGATTAGTACTACGAGGGAAAGGGATTATATTGATATTGATTTGACTTTCAGAGCAAAACCTTCTAGTGGAGAGATCTTCAAGAAGAACGGAGCTGCGGCAGTCAAACAATCAATCAAGACGTTGGTCATGACCAATCTCTTGGAGAAACCCTTTCGTCCACGATTTGGTGGTAATGTTAGGGCCCAACTGTTTGAGTTGGCGGATCGTGGTAAGTCATCGACTTTACGTAGAAACATTATAGAGAATATCGAAGTATATGAACCAAGGGCAGAGATCCTAGATGTGATCGTTAATCTGCAACCCGACAGACATAGTTTAGACGTAACTATTAAGTTCAAGGTAGTGAACTCACAAGAACAGGTTGAGTTTAGTACTACACTAGCAAGGTTAAGATAAAATGGCAACAACAATCAAATCCACATCATTAGACTTTGATGCGATTAAGAATAATCTCAAGGTTTTCCTTGCTGAAAAAGAAGAGTTTCAGGATTATAACTTTGAAGCCTCTGGTCTGTCTAATATCTTGGACGTTCTTGCGTACAATACTCACTACAATGGATTGACCGCAAACTTTGCCCTGAACGAGTCTTTCCTTGGAACAGCACAACTGCGTAGTTCTATTATTTCTCTGGCTGAGGGAATCGGTTATGTCCCCGATTCAAAAACCTCATCCCAAGCCATTATCAAAATGTCGGTCAATCTGAGTGGTGTGAGTGATCGTCCCAACACAGTTCAAATAAATGATGGATTTAAGTTCAATGCGACTGTAGACGAAACCGAATACGTATTTCAAACGATAGAAGACCTCAGTGCCACCGATAATGGTGAGGGTCTGTATCTTTTCACAGACGCTTCTGGTAGTCAAAATATAAAAGTCTATGAAGGTACTCGACGGCTCAAGACTTTTCTTGTGGACGGCCAAGCAGAGAATCCGATCTATATCATTCCCGATACTGAGATTGATATTGATACTGCCGAAGTGCGGGTATATGAGACACCGTCTTCTTCACAATTCAGTACATACACCAACATCCTTAAAGCGACCACTATCAATGAAGCATCTACATTATTCATCTTGAAAGAGTCCCCGAATGGATTCTTTGAGTTATCTTTCGGTAATGGTGCGACTTTGGGTAGAGCTCCGACGGCTGGTAACAAGGTCACGGTAACATATTTAGCTGCATCTGGAGATACAGCAGATACCGCAAAGACGTTTGAACCCCAAACTACGATTGCCATTGGTGGAACAGGATACAACGTATCAGTGACCACGGTCTCAAATTCTGTGGGTGGTGGTGATAAAGAAACGATAGAATCTATTCGACAAAATGCTCCCTTCCAGTACGCATCACAAAATCGAATGGTGACAGCGGTAGACTACACTTCTCTGGTATTGAGAAACTTCTCTACCTTGATCAAAGACATCACATCCTTTGGTGGTGAGGAAGCAATCAATCCAGTCTTTGGTACAGTGTTCATGTCTATTCTATTCAACTCTGATGTTTCAGCCGAAACGATACAGACAACAAAGGACTCTATCCTTGACCTTGCGGAACAACTGTCTGTAGCCTCATTTAATGTGCAATTTGATGACCCAGTCAAAACATTTGTTGAGACCGAGTTATTCTTCCAGTTCAACCCGAACCTCACGACCCTGTCCCGCAATACAATTCAGGACAACGTGACGAACACTATCACCGAATATTTTGATGCTAATACTGGTAATTTCAATCAGTCTTTCCGGCGATCAAATCTGTTGACTCTAATAGACAACGTGAGTCCTGCTATTCTATCGTCACGTGCGACTGTTCGTATGCAGAGACGATTCACTCCTACCTTGACGTTGACACAAGATCACACGTTGAGGTATGCTGCGGGGATTGCTATACCGGATGATGTCAACTACACGATTACATCAACCGCGTTTACATATAACAATAAGACTTGTGTCTTGAGAAACAAACTAAACACCAACAAGTTAGAAGTGTTCAACCAAGATGATCGTGAAGTCATTGTAGACAATGTGGGTGACTACACCGGCGACACAATAAAAATCGTTGGACTGCGTATCGACAACTTTGTTGGTGCTGATCAGTTCATCAAGGTATCAGTTACTCCCTCGAATCAGAGTGCACTGACTCCTTTGAGAAACGATGTCCTAGAGTTTGATGCTGGTCAGTCCTTCTCTCGTATCGTAGAAGTGGAGCCTGGGGTTACTAACTAATGTCACACAAAACTGATGATACACTGAAGGATCTGAATCGGAGAGATATTGCCTTTCCGAAATACTATGTCGATGAGGCTCTACCTGAGTTTTTCGCAGGCACGTATCCGAAACTCATCACACTTCTAGAAGAGTATTATCATTTTGAGGATGGAGATGATGCTCCTTCCAGGCTTGTAAATGAATTATTCTACAACCGTGATGTCACTCAAGCGGACGTTCAGTTACTCTCCTATATTGAGGACGAGTTACTTCTAGGTCAGTCTTACTTTGAGGGCTTTGCAGACAAACGGGCTGCAGCAAAATTCTCGAACACTTTGTATCGTTCTAAGGGAACCAAGTTCTCCATTCAACAGTTCTTCCGAACTTTCTTTAGTATTGACCCCGAAGTGATTTATACTAAAGAACAGGTGTTCAAGATTGGTGAAACTGGATCTGAAATTGGTTTTAACTCTCAGAAGTTCATTACTGACAATAGATTATATCAGACTTTTGCTATCCTTGTCAAGTCAGAACTTGCATTTAATGAGTGGAAAGAACCATACAAACTCTTTGTCCATCCAGCTGGAATGTTCATTGGTAGTCAGGTGCAGATCGTGTCTCAGGTTACAGACACTTTAACCGCACCTCAAGTTATTGCGGCACCTCCACCACCTTTCGTAATAGAGAACAATGCAAGTTTTGGTGAACTGGCAACTCTTGATTTGACTGCATTGGTGGACGATATACATACAGATTCGGATGGTGTATTGTTTAGAATTAACCCAGTACTAACCGACATGAGAAACTTCTCTTTGCTGGATCTCCAGACCATAGAGAATCAATATTCATCTCTGCGTGAGGCCCAGACTGCTTCGTCACCCACATTCGATGATTCGGATGAGTTTGAAACGAATGGTATGGATATGAGTAACGACTTCTTCTTTGAGACGATGGATCAAGAGAAACATATCTGGTACAGTGGTGATTCGGATCAGTACATGAAAAGTTTTACACTTTAGTCAGTAACACTTATAAATAGATAAAACAGACGGATTAAAAAATGGCACGACAAACTATAAATCGTGGAACAACGGCAAACGATGGTACAGGGGATACCCTGCGTACTGCTGCCCAGAAGATTAATGAGAACTTCACGGAACTCTATTTGTCTATTGGTGGTGACTCAGCCTCTGCGACAGTAACTTTGACCGATCTTGGTGTCGTGTTTGAAGGTCAAACAGCGGATGACTTTGAAACTACGTTGGTTGCCGCCGAACCGACTCAAGATAACATTGTCTATGTTCCTGACGATGGTGGCACTCTGATCTTGGATTCGTGTCAACAAACGCTGACCAATAAGACTATCCTGAGTCCTATTCTAACTACTCCGTCTATCAAGGACAATGATTCAAGTCACACCTACAGCATTACTGTAGGCAACTTGTCGGCCAATCGTGATATTGCGATCCCCACATTGTCATCTAATGACACCTTTGTGTTTGCTGATGCAACACAAACTCTTACTAACAAGACCATCGATGGATTGACTGTATCAAATCCAACCTTCGGTGGTATCAGTAATGGTTCATTTATATTTGACAGTTCTGGTGATGAGTATCTCAAGTTTGTAAATGTTTCGAGTGCGGTAAACTTTGTAACGATTACCAATGCCGCAACGGGTGATGGTGCTGCAATTGATGTTGAAGGTGGTGACACAAACATCAGTCTCAAGCTTGGTGCTAAGGGAACTGGTGGTGTTGAGATTGTAAACAAACTTGTTCTCGAAAAGGGAACAGACATTGCTACCACTACTGCGATTGATTTGACCGAACCTTTGACGGTATTTAACTCCGGTAGTTTGATTAGTCCGACTATCGGAGATGGAACTATCCAAGGAGAAATGCAAGTCCTATCAAATGTCGGTGCTGGTGAAGTACGACTGACTCCAGCTGGTGGCACCTCAAACATTTTCGGTGTTGATTCAGGTAATGGATTTGTCGCATTTGATGAAGGTGATGGGTGTCAACTCGTTTGGAATAACACAAAAAGTAAATGGTTCTTTGTGTCTAACAACGGCACAGTAACAGGGTAACAAAATGGCGATTGTAACTAACAGATTAAAAAAACAAGTCATTAGTGATATTAAGAAAGACTTTGACAGTGCTGATGTATATTATTATGCGGCAATCGGACGTTCTCAGGATTGGAACGATTCTGATATTGCGCCTTCGGCAATTAACAGTCTGAGAGAAACTAGAAATTTCCGATTGTCTGCTCAGTCTGCGAAGAATATTATTGACCTATCATTTGTTGTGCCACGTTACAACTGGTCATCGGGTGCAATCTACTCAGCATACGATGATGCCAGTAGTGGTTATCCTGCACAAACATACTATGTTATGAATGACAATAACCAAGTCTACATATGCATTCAACAGTCTAAGAATGCTGCTGGAAACGCACAAGTATCTACAGTACAACCATCTGGTAACACTACAGGTACTCCGTTTGATACTGCGGATGGTTATATCTGGAAGTTCTTGTACTCCATCAGTGCATTAGACGCAACCAAGTTTGTCTCCGCTAACTACATCCCTGTTAAACTACAGGGCGCTACTGACTCAGACTCTCCTGCTCCTGACGTAGAACAACTTGCAGTACAGAATGCTGCAATCGCGGGACAGATTGTAGGTTATGCTGTCGATTCCGGTGGTGCTGGGTATACGTCTACTCCCACTATCACGGTACGAGGAGACGGTACGAAAGCAAAGGCAGGAGCCACGATCTCTGGTGGACAGGTAACCAAGGTAGAACTCATCGATAGTTCTGGTTCTTACACACTGGGTTCTGGGTATCAGTTTGCCGATGTATCGGTGACTGGCGGTGGTTCTCCGACTAAACCTGCAAAGGTTCGTGCTATCTTTGGTTCTGTTTTAGGTCTGGGTGGAGATCCTAGAGATGATCTGCGTTCTACCGCTGTCATGTTCAACGTGAAACCAGAGGGTACTGTTGACGGTGACTTTATCATCGGCAACGACTTCCGTCAAGTTGGTTTGATGAAAGGATTAACGGACTCTGCCGGAACAGCCTTTACCGAAGCAAACGGTGGTATGTTAAAACAGTTAGAACTTTCTAGTGTAACGACTGGATTTACCGCTGACAACACAATTGAAGGTTCTACTTCTGGTGTTCAGGCATTGATAGATAAAGTTGATTCGGATACTGTTTGGTATCATCAAACAGAAGTGACCGGATTTGGAAACTTTGATTCCGGTGAGAATATTACCGAAATTGATGGTAACGGAGCCGGTGTATTAAATGCAACCTTTGCTCCATACGTAGAACCTGAGATCGATCCTTTCTCCGGTGAACTTCTGTACGTTGATAACCGCGCTGCGGTAACTCGTTCAGCTGACCAGACCGAAGATATTAAAATTGTAATACAAATCTAATAAGGTATAGAGATGCCAAACACATTTACTTCTAACGTATTCTCGTCCACATATAAGGATGATTTTGTTGATAGTGACAACTATCATCGAATACTGTTTAATAGTGGTCGCGCTCTACAAGCACGAGAACTTACTCAGTTACAAACAATCATCCAAGAAGAGATTGCGAGATTTGGACGAAATATCTTCACCGAAGGTGCGGCAGTAAATCCAGGCGGGCCTAGTATTACTAGCGACTATGAGTTTATCAAACTAAACACCGCAACTAACGTATTACCTGCTGACACTGATACACTACTGAATACAGAGTTTACTGGTCAGTCTTCTGCGATCAAGGCCCGAGTTATCGAAGTGGTCGCTGCTGAAGGTAGTGATCCGGCGACACTGTACGTACAATACACGAATACTTCCGGTGGTACTCTAGGTAGTACTCCGATTCGTATGAGTGCGGGCGAGGATATCTCAAACGGTACGGTGACTCTTACCGTGCAATCAACAAACACTGTTGCAAACCCCGCGATTGGTCAGGGATGTAAGATCAGTAGTGCTGCTGGTGATTTCTTCACTCGTGGTCACTTTGTGTTTTCTCCGCCACAGGGATTAATCCTTTCAAAGTATACTAGGTTCCCCAGTGCTGTTGTTGGTTTCAAAACAACGGAAGATATTGTCACAGTATCAGACGATCAAGCACTGTACGATAACCAAGGGGCAACACCCAACTTATCTTCGCCTGGCGCAGATCGTTATCGCATCAAAATGGAACTGACGACGGAAGACCTTATTACTGGGGATGACAACTTTGTTTACTATTGTGATGTTGTCGAAGGTAATATTGTTGACCAAGTAACGGGTGCCGATAATTTTGCTGCGCCCAACGAGCTCGTAGCAAAACGGACGTTTGAAGAGTCTGGTAACTATATCGCACAAGACTTTACTGTAAACTTAGTTGACTCCGGCGAGAACATTGGAGCGAATGTATCAGATGGTGTTGCATACATCAACGGTTATCGAGCTCACGCCGAACAACCAACGGCTCTTGTTATTCCAAAACCGCGAACTACGACTACGTTTAATAATCAAGTTGCAGGTATCACCTATGGTCAGTACCTCATTTGTGGTACGTTAGAAGGTAAGTTGGATGTCAGCACCTTCGAGACATTAAATCTACGTAGTGCAATAAACCATGGTGGTTCTACTATTGGTACTGCAAGGGTACGTTATGTTGAAGAAGACGGAGCAAACTTCCGTGTCTACATATTTGATATCCGAATGAACTCCGGTCAAGTATTCCGTGATGTGAAATCTCTGGGTACTAGTACGACCGACTTTGCCAACCCAATCTTAGAATCAGGTAAGGCGGCAATCAAGGAAGCTGGTAAGAACAATCTAGTATATCCTTTACCCAAATCTAGACCCCGATCTATTACTGATGTGGACTTTGAGGTTCAACGTCTTTTCACCGGAACCACTAATGGTGCGGGTAGTCTGACGCTCTCTCTATCCGCCTCTGGTGAGACCTTTTCTAATACAGGTCAATGGATCGTCACTGTAGACTCTTCTGGTGATGTGGTCAGTGCAGGATCTCCAACTGGTGCTGGTACGGCCTCTACTACGATATCCGGTCTTCCTACCAGTAGTGCGGTCACAGTTTATACTAAAGTAAACAAAGGATCTCCTTCTGTTCGACAGAAGACTTTGGTAGAGACCACATACAACAACACTGGTATAGAATCAGACGGCACTGGTACTAAGTTTGTAAACCTACACGCTACTGATGTCGCGTTAGTATTTACCATCAAACAAACCGATTCGGATGGCGAAGATCTATCTCACTTGTTTACTGTTGACAATGGTCAACGGGCGGGGTACTATGATAATGCTCGTCTGATCTTAGCAGGTGACGCGACTCCTCCTAGTGGCGGAATCTTCTGTAGGTTTATGCATTTCACTCATGGTGCTGGTGATTACTTCTCAGTAAACTCCTACACGGGTCAGACGGAATATGAATTCATTCCTTCATTCCAGACGGGGCCACGATCTGCGGTAAATCTACGTGATGTCATTGACTTCCGTTCTTCGGTTGACTCTGATGGTCTATTCTCTGGTTCTGGTGCTGCTGTTAACGAAGTGCCAAGTACGGGTGATATCTTCCAAGGGGATATAGAATACTATCTGCCTCGTTCAGATAAAATCGTTATCAACCAAGCAGGAGAGGTAAAGAACATTTTGGGTCAGCCCGGATTCTCTTCTCAGATTCCACCTACACCCGAAAATACCTTACCATTGTTTGAATTAGAACATAACGCATATGGTCTTCATGATTCAGATACCGTTGTGACTCCTATTCTTGCGAAGCGTTTCACGATGAAAGACATCTCTCAACTTGAAGAGCGTATCGACAAGTTGGAAGAGGTAACCTCTTTGAGTCTGCTTGAAGTTGAGACATCTACCTTATTGGTTCTGGACTCTGACGGCAACAACCGTGTCAAGTCTGGATTCTTTGTGGATAACTTCAAAGACAGGGGATTCTCTGACGTAGAGAATAAAGAATACCGTGCGGGTATTGAACCAGCCAAAGGATTCTTATCCACCCCAACATTTGAAGATAATGTTGCTTTGGTGTATGATAGTGATGCATCTTCAAATACAATTCTGAAGGGTGATACGGTATTCCTTAACTATGATCATAAAGTTGCTATCAAGCAAACTAAGGTCTCTGGTGTAGAGAATCTGAATCCATTCGCAGTTATTACTGGTGAAGGTAAGATTACACTTTCACCCGCTTCGGATGAATGGATACAAACTAAGTACAAACCCTTAAATGTTGTTTCCCGATCACAAACCAACACTCTAGCGATCTGAATGAGGGAACTCTCGCTGACGGTACTGCTGCAAGGAGAGGTTTTCAAGAGTTAGAAAATCGATGGGTTTGGACAGACGGCCCTTGGGTTCCGGTGGAAGGTTATGGTAATCCCAGTTTTGCTGTAGATGGATTGGCGGGTGTCGCTGATGTAAATCCGGGCAATGAGATGGGTCAAGGCGGTTTGCCTGGCCTCTTAGGCAGCCGAGGATCTTTTGGAATTGGTTCTGGTGGAGGCGCCGGTTATCATCCGTATGCTCATCCAGAAGTCGGCGATGATATGTCACACGGTTATGGTGGATATCGTGCGCCAGGAACTTGGAACTGGCATGGTAACGACCAACAAAGAACTTCTAATGGCATCAACCAGTCGAATGTAGCGATCTCACGACAAGGTGAATACACCTATGCTACTCGTAAGTTCTCTCAACAAATCGTAACGGGTGATCGTACCATTCGTAAGGTGGTTGGGGATAAGAGTGTATCACTGACCTTCTTGCCATTTATTCGTTCAAGGTTAATTTCATTTAGGGCAGAAGGTCTGAAACCCAATACCCAGTTCTTCCCATTCTTTGATGGTAAGGATGTGAGTGCATTCTGTCGCGAAGAAGCATTTACCCGCTACGCCGCGCGCCGTGGGCAATCGGGTTATGTGGGTAATGCATTCCGTAAATCTTTGGAACACCCCGATGGTAAGAGTGATCTGGTCTCAAATGCCAATGGCGAGATCACTGGTTCTTTCTTTATCCCATCAGGGCAGGCACGACGATTCCGCGCTGGTACTCGTACATTCAAGTTACTTGATATCAACCGAGACAATGAAGCGGCAACTCTCTCTCGTGCTTCTGCCAACTATACCGCACAAGGTGTTTTGGACACTAGACAGAAGACCGTCACATCGACTCGTGTCGTTGAGGTTAGGACTCGTAGGTGGACAGAGACTACTAAGGTAAAGAACCGCGATCCGTTGGCACAGTCATTTACTGTGACCAAACCATCGGGTATGTATGTAACTAAGGTTCAGGCTTACTTCAAGAAGAAGGATGATATTGTTCCGGTTGAATTACAGATTCGACCTATGGTCAATGGTGCACCCTCAGCAACAGAAGTTATTGCTAATGCAAGTAAGTTCTTGAATCCAAGTTCCGTGAATTTGCCTGCATCTCAGACACAGGCTGCGGTGCTTGCTGCACCGACTACCTTTGAGTTTGATGAACCAATCTTCTTAAACCCCGATACAGACTACTGTATTGTGTTACTGACTGACTGCAATAACTACGAAGCGTATGTCGCAGAGACCTATTCGTTTGAACTTGGTTCTACCGAGAAGAGGATCTCTCGTCAACCGTCTCTGGGATCTCTATTCAAGTCTCAAAACGGTAAGACTTGGGAACCCGATCAGACCAAGGATCTTGCTTTCCAGATCTTCCAAGCAGAGTTCGACACTACTGGAGGTTATGCGGTATTTGAGAATGGTGAACTTGAAAAGAATGATTGTAATAGAAATCCGTTCTACGTGAAAAATGCTGACGCAACGATAACTCTGACTATGCCGAACCACGGATATGATGTGGGTGATACAGTCACTATCACGGGACTTGATTCTGCGGAAACCTACAATGGTATGCTAGGAACGAGTATACTTGGTGATCGAACTGTTACTGAGATTGATGCATTCGGGTTACGATTTGAAGCTGACTCTGCTGCTACATCAGCGGGTAGATTCGGTGGTGATGGTGTTGTGGCGGATCGTCAGATTCAGTTTGATACTATGATTCCGAACTTCACAACTTTGTTGCCGGATGATACTACCATATCGTACTCAGCTAAGTTCACGACAGGTAAGTCTCTCGCTGCAATCACTGGTGGACAGATTCGTTATCAGAAGGATGCTGACTATAGTTCTGAGATCGTAGTGGGTGGGGAGAACTACTTCTCAGCACCTAGACTGGTTGCTAAAGCAGCAAACGAGACCACAAACCTTGGTGCTGGAGTCAAGTCTACCTCATTCAAGATAGACATGAATACAACCAGTAGTGATGTGTCTCCTATCGTTGATGGACAACGAGCGTCTATAACCACGATAAATAACGTAATTGACAATCAGGCGGCCGCTCCGGCAAGCGGATTCAATGTTCCGTTGACCTTCACCGATGAGACCGTATCATTTGGTGGATCAGCCGCAGCGAAACACATCACTTCGGTAATTCGTCTCGAAGAAGATGCTATCGGACTGAAGGTTATACTGTCAGCGGTAAGACCGAATGGAGCAGACTTTGATTTGTACTATCGTGTCGCCAATGATGGTGAGGATATCTTTACTACTGACTATGTGTTGCAGACGGCAGAAAACACGGTAGCACCGGATGGATTCAACTTCCGCGATTATCGTTATTTGATTGGTGGAGCTGAAGGATTTACAGATCAGGCATTTACTCAGTACCAACTGAAGATTGTCATGCGATCTAATAACTCCTCGGC